CCAGCAGGGCCAGCAGGGCCAGTTGCACCAGCAGGGCCAACCAGCGAAGCAAGCCATTGCGCTTCAGTTCCAACGAAGCCATTATCAACTGCTACTTCGTAAGCAGACTTGCCTACTGAACCTCCAGATATTATTTCATCTAACGCATCTTGAACGTTTGTGGCCGTTAATCCAGATGCTGTGTTGTCGTAAGCAACCACAGAGGCAGAAACCTGTGTTGATAATATGCTTTGAATTATATCGTAAACTGCGTTCTTGGAAGGCGCGACATCTGTTATGCCGTCCCAAGATGCGCCATATGCGTCATCGCTTGGCGGGGATGCATCTACACCATTTATGCCATCAGCGCCAGCAGCACCAGCAGGGCCAGTAGGGCCAACCAGCGAAGCAAGCCATTGCGCTTCAGTTCCAACGAAGCCATTATCAACTGCTACTTCGTAAGCAGACTTGCCGTCTGCACCGTTAATTCCATCTATGCCATCAGCACCAGCAGGACCAATAATTCCAGCCGGGCCAGCCGGGCCAGCCGGGCCAGCAGAGCCAGCAGGGCCAGTAGGGCCAACCAGCGAAGCAAGCCATTGCGCTTCAGTTCCAACGAAGCCATTATCAACTGCTACTTCATAAGCAGATTTACCATCTATGCCATCGGCACCAGCAGGGCCAGCAGGGCCAGCAGGGCCCATTGGACCAATATCACCTTGAGGGCCCGATGGACCAGCGGAGCCAGCAGGACCAGCGGGCCCAGCGGGCCCAGCGATAAGCGTCGCTCCACTATAACTAGGAAGTCCGCTTGGGCCTCCGGATGACGTTGACCATCTTCTAACCATGTATTTCATGGTAGCGTTGTAAACTTCATCGGTAGAAGTATAGTTAAGTTTAATTAAGGATCCGCTTATCTCGCCATTAAAACTTATACCACATGTGCCTAATGTTGCGCCACTTGTTGTAACCGAAACAGAAGCACCGTCGGTCACCAAATATATTGTTCCTATTTCTCTTTTAGAATTTCTTACTATAGAGAAATCAACTATCATGTTTTCGCTTCCTGCGAAATTTACACTAAAAACCTCATCAGTAGTATTATTGTATATATCTCTAGATATTATGTTAGATTGTTCCCAATAATCTGCTCCATTAAAGTAACGAACCTTATCGTTAAAAACCCAAGCAGTGCCTGTGTACTTGCCAATCTGATCCTCGAAACCGGCACCTGTTTTAACTATTACTGTGTCACCGTCAGTGGGATCATGAAGTCCATTAAAAGAGTATTGAGCAACCCAGCTTGTTATATCTTGTCCAATACCTACTGCTTTATATATTCTATTTGCACCAGAACTTAATGCAGAAAATAAAACCTTGTTTCCTGCTACAACAGTCGCATTGTCAATCGTAACAGGATTTCCAATAGGAAGAGTTGAGCTTATTGGATCGTGAAGATCTACTTTTACTAACGAACCCTCAGACGGTATTAAAGATACCGTTCCAATCACCTGAACGCCGTTCCAGAGAAAAACAGGATTTCCGCTTAATCTTGAAGCTATTACGAAAACGTTTTCTTCAACTGGCACATCAACTGTGTCTACTACCTGTATAGTGGGCGTCGTTGCTTCATTTCTATCTATCCTGACATATGCAGATTGATTTACCAATAACGATATTGGGGTTTCACTTATATCAGGTAGTGCTATAGTTGCATTACCGAAAGAGCCTGGTTGAACTATAGTGAGCGTACTGCCAGCATACTCAAAAGTTAATTCTTGCGCAGCGCCGTTCATCGTGTTAGTTGCGCTTACTGCAGTTGAATTATATTTGACGGTTTTATCTTGAGCCTTATCCGCCATCATGGCCGTAAGTTTACTTACTCTATCTGTTAAATTATCTGATACATCGCCATTAAAATTGTGAAATCCTTGTAGTGTGTTGTACGAAGACGGTATGCTGTAATCTGGATGAGTCTCAGATAAAGACTGCATTCCAACAAAACTTTGTATATTCTTAGAGTCAGTTTCGCCTATATTAAGAACTGCGCCTTGAACTACCTTAGTGATTCCTTTTTCAGTTCTTACATCTATTCTTGCTAATGTCGCTAAACCAGATGTTTCTTCTGCTAATTCATCATCCGCGGCAAATTGCACTACCGTTGATGATCTTCTGTTTACAGTATGAGATCCATTAAAATTAGAAGTGCTGCTTACTATAACGGAATCATTAGATACAAAGCCGTGCTGCGCACTCTCTAATTGAAGACCGTAATTATTTTCTCTACTAGCGGTTTGCAATAATGCGTAGTGTGCAGTAAGCGCCCCTTTTGTTGTGTCTGAAGATTCAAAGTAAAATGTATTCGCATCTTCTACTTCTATAACATAAGTGCCAGCATGAGCAGATGGCAATGACACAGAGATCCTATCGCCGTCCATTAAACCATGTGCGGTAGATACTACCTTTACTCTTTCGCCATCTGCCTTAGTTATATTGCCGGTGCAAGTAAAACCTTTTACGCTGGCTATATTTTGTATAGTATCGCTTCTAAGAGCCAGCCAGTGAAAATTGCCACCCGCTATATTTATAGCAGGATTGTTTCTATCGCTTACTACTACGTCAGATGCTTGATAAACACCTTGGTCATATCTTGCTTTTTCAACCGACGTTGTACCTAAATATACAGTATTTAATTTAACGCTTTTAGCATCTGCAGGTAAACAAGTGGATCCACCCGGAGTTGAATTTAAATAAAATTCTTCAACTCTTACTAAGAAATGATTGCCGTCGGTTACTTTCTTTATCCAATCACCTTTAGATAAATTGGCAAATCTGCCTATAGAACCGCCAACTGTACTTACATATGACTGTCCGTTTATCCAGCTAATTGGCTCATCAAAATCATTTATTATTGCGCCTCTATTCAATGAGACGTACGCAACCTGCTCATTGCCCAGAGTTTTTTGACCGCTTCTTATTATTATGTCTTTAGGGGAAGCAGCATCTTTAATCACTATGTCTTCGGACCAGCTTAATTGTCCAGGGACAGAAGAACTATGAACATAGCTACCTTTAGATTTAAAGGTGGCAGCAAGTGCATCTGCAAAAATATTAGATAAACTAAAGGTCGATAGATCTTGATACCAAAAAGGTGATCCGCCTATTTCCTTTAATTTTGTCATTACGGCATCCATCCACTCTTTCAATGAATGAATGTTTTTATCTGCACCTTGAAATGGATTTGGATCTGATTGATTAGTTATCGAAACTGGCGGTTCTTTTCTTTCGTAGTTAGAAGAAGGGAGTGCCCTAAAGTTATAAGAACTGATAGGATCGGGTACCATTCCGCCTGATCCCAATCTAAACATCATGTCTCTTGTATCTTCTATCGCAGTAATTTTATCAGTTAATGTAATTTTAGCGATAGGTACAGTATTAGTTGGAAATGAACCAGTTGATACGTTGATCTCAACCTTAAGAACAGATTCAGTGTTAACGTCTTGTGTAAACTCGCCGCCTACACCACCGTCTTTATCTGGGTCCCAAAAAGCCCTGGAGTCAAGAGAAGTATTAAACGTGCTAAATGTTAAATATACATAGTTAACGGCGTTTTTTCTAAGTTCAGGGACAATTGGTTGGGCATTTATGTTGCCTTCTGGAAGGCCATGATAGAAAGGACCTGCGCTAGAACTAGGATATAGAACTATAGAATCGGCTACTCTTATAGAGCAGCTTTCTGTTCCTATAGAATTTTGCGGATCAATTACGTCAAAACCCTTAAGCACAAGAGGTTTAGAAGAGCCTATTAATCCTTGTATAAAATAGCGCCAATCGCCTGCAGCATAACTATCTATACTGAGTAGGTCAGGAAGATCTACACGTTGAGCGCTCGATACTAATAATCTGCCTAATACTGCCACTAAAAACTCCTATAGCTAAATTATACTATGATAAATGTTGATTTTTTTAATCAAAAGGCATCCCAGCGCCTTTTTCTTGCTGATTATATACATCAAACATGCCATAAAGTTGCTCTGGATACCTAATAAGGAAGTTTATGAATATACCGGCACTTTTTACAGATTTTATTAAAGTTTTAAGTATTTCTCTAGCTTCAGCTGGATCTGTTAAGTATGGACTATACTCAGCAGCGTCACCTTTAAGCACGTGGGCGCCTTTTCTATTTAGAGCCACTATAGCGCCATCAACAGCATGATTTTTAGTAAAAATATAGCTAGGATCAAGTGCGATTATGTTATCTGTTGGTTTATATAGATATCTTACCGGACCTTCTTGATTTTCTTTGCCATAGTCAAATATTAAGAAGCCAGATTCAGCCGGTATTTCGTTGTTAGATATATCTAAAAGTCTAACTATAGATCCAGATTTTATAGCTGTATTTATTTTTGCAGTTTTATAGCTTAATAAGTATGGAGCCCTTGTGTCCCACGCATACGGCCCTTTTATTCTAGTATTTTTAGCTTGCTGTGCAGTGCATATTATTATCTTAGAACCAAAATTAGAAAAACCTATTCTTTCGACTCTGCATACACCTGGAGAACTAGCGGCACCGTCCATTCCCATCAAATTAAACTTAAAAGTATTAAGCGTTGTTTCTTTTATTTCAAAGCTTCCATTAGTGTCATCTCCAAAATTTATAGAAACAGCTATACCAGTTAAGGTTGCAGATTTATTTATGCTAATGGCATTCGACCCGATTATGCTTAAGACTTTAGTTCCTGACTGTATTCCTGTACCTGTTATCAACTGTCCAGGAGAAACTCCCGTCATATTAGCGATATTAGTTATAATCGTACTATTGTTTATTAGATTTCCAGTTGTAGTTAAGTTAACTATTCCAGAGCTATTTTCTATAAATGCTATTTCTCCTACCTTATAATCATGGGAAGACGTGGTTGTAACAGTAACCATATTAGAAACTCTATCTAATGAAGCTATAGAAAACTCATTAAGGTCACTTGCTGGAGGAAGAGCAGGTGATACGCCTTCTAATGTATTTCCTCCAAATTCTATAATTACACCTGACGCTGTAGTAGATAAATTAATTGAACTAGTTACAACTAAACCAGATATGTTGGTTATGGTAGCATCTTCCCTTAAGCCGTCTATAAAAATAGACATACCGTTCTCTAATCCAGTTGTTGAAGCGACTTCTATTTGGTTAGAGTTTGCTGTAGTATTTCCAGTGGTACTTAAAACTACTCTAGATGAATATGTATATTTTTGCAGTTTAGATAGCAACCTTCCATTTATGTTTTTACTAGAAATGCTAGAAGAATCAGCTGTCACTATCTTCGTTGTAATATTTTGAACAGGTTCTATGTAAAATGAACCGCTTTTAGGAAAAAGTGCTGCATCAGCAACTTTTAATGACGTGTCGCTAATTCTGTCAGTCATTAAACTAAAAGATCCATTTATATGCAAAGATCCCTTTAATGATCTTTGGACAACTGGAGGAGTAGCAGGACTTTCAACAACTATTTCTCCAGGGGAGGTTTCCCATGTTATGGCTCTTCTAGGAACTTTATATGCAACATATTTTTCAGGTCTTAGAAATTTTACTTGATGCGCTGATGTTTGCGTAAAGTTTCCAACGGTAGAAAATAGATTATTAAAGGTTATAGAGTTATTTGCTATATCTATATTTTTAATATAGAAAGATCCCTCGTTGCCTGGAATGTCGCATATAAAAATGTCTTTTTCTTGTAGTTGATTTATACCGGGATAAGCACCCGCTGCGTATTGAAAGGTAGTTAAATCACCTATCTTAGATACACTCCACTGCGTGTCTTCTCCGTTACCGGCATTAAATAAAAAACCATTAAATCTTAAGGCTATATTGGCTCTTCCGCCTTGTATTTCTATAGATCCCTTAGATCCAACTGTTTTTGTAAATATTCTTATAAAATTTTTTTTTGTTATACTGTCATAATAATTTGTTGCATAGCTATATTTAGTCTGTCTATTTAGCGATGCGACTATTTCATCTGCACCTGCATTAGATATAGATGTAAAATCATCAGAGCGAAAAAATATCTTCTCTTGATATTGCCCATCAACTAAATAAAACAACTCCCATCCATCGGCCATAATAAACGGCTGATATGCATCGGACATTATAAAGGCGGTAGTAGACTCTTTAAAGAAGAATACATCCAATAAAGCATCTATTATAAGCTTTACTTGCTTGGGTTTGTACGACAATACTGGTATATATTCTCTAAAAGAAGTGTCGCTCATGCCAACAAGCTTTGGTCTCGCTATCTTATTGTTGGCCGCTAATCTATCTAGATATGGTCTATTAGCTGTTTTTATAAAAAACTGCTTTCTAACTTCTGCTATAAGATCAGCAGTATTTTGATCCGCTTCGCCTATTGCGGCAATTAAACCTGCCCAATTAGTGTTGTTTTTTGAATTTAGGTGCTTAGGAAGAACGTCGTGAAGTCTATCTGTCTTTGTTTTATTGTTCGCCATATCACGCTATTCCTATGTTTTCCTTAAGTATTGTGGCTTTTTCATTGTTAGCTACGAATATTCTTTCAGTGCTAGGAGTAGGATTAGTGAATGTAACCGCGGCAACGCCCTTTATCTGCATAACTGCGGCTATTATTTCGGACAGTATTATATCTTCACCAACGCCAAGTTGATTAACATAATTAATTATAGTAGACTTTATACCGTTTGATATATCTCCTAAGTTAACGCCTTCATTGGTCGTTATGTCTATAGACATTGATACACTTTTAGAAAGCGGAGGTAATGTCTCTATAAAACTACCTACCGCCTTTCTTCCAGGGAAATTTTCTGCATCTGGCTCAAAACCATCTACTATGCGCTGAACCCTTCTAAGTAAACCTGTATAGTAAAGATAGCCATCCACCCCTAAAATAGTACCAACGCTATAATTTAATTTAGATGTGTGCGAAATTTTTGTTAAATTTGCGTCAGAAAATTTATAGCTTCTATTTGCAGGGGAAAGATATAATATCTTTTTATCTGGATTTAATTCATCAATAGCCACATGCTCTATCTTTCTTTGCGTTTCTATTTTGCTTGATGAGCTTTCTACTATATAGAAACCAGACAAACTAACGGACATTAAAATGCCAGATTGAGCTACTGCATCTTCGTTTTTAATTGTTATGTACGGCGCACTTGTGTCGGCATCTGTACCTACTTCCGTTATCTCAAATGTCCCAATATTTTGAGAACTAAACCAATTAAGTTTAACTATATTCTGTATATTTAGAGAATCACCAATAACAACAGAATCACCTTCGTAAAATGTTATGTCATCTATAGAATCTAATGGTATCCCGCCTTGATAAGAATTCTCTTGATCATAGGCTATACCTTCTGCTACGCCAGATAAACCGGGATATGCGGAACCTAGTGTTATCTCTGTAGCGGTGTCAGAAGAAGAATTCATAGATACTATCTGTCTATAGTAATCATCGGAATCTTCTTTTTTCTTTATCCAGCTACCGACATTAACATTTTTAAATGTTCCAGCCGCTCCCGTAATTAAAGTGGCGTTGCTTGTCCACGTGGGTTGCAATCCCTTGTTGTTTAATTTATCTAATGTGTGTAATTGAGCCTTAGATTGAGCGTTTTCTATTATAAAAGAATCATTGTCAAGAGCTAAAACTCTAAATCTACCGTTATTGTTGGAGTCAAAAGTATTTCCGCTTATAATCACATAGTCATCTACTGCGACACCCATGTCCACAAATCTAGGTGAATTACCGGAGGCTCTAGAAATTCTAGTTAATCCATTTTTGCTTATTTTTTCTATTTTATACTTCGTGACAGAAAAAGTTGATTTAAGCACAGTCGCCTTACTAGATAATTCAAGCACATCTACTCCAGCATTACTAAAAGTAAAGCTAGCTTCTCCCGTAGCTACTATTGGACCATACGTATTGTCAGTAAGCGTTGTGCTATCAATTATAGATATGTTATCTCCAGAATTTAAATTGTGTGGAGATCCAGTGTTTATAGTTATAGTGTTAGAGGATCTTGATATGCTTGTGACTTTAATTCTTGCTGCATGAGTAACATTCCATTTAATTATTGGAGTTGGGAACACAGCTATTGAACCTAAGCCTATTGGAGAAAATGTCATGCTTTTTCCATTAGGGTTTACTATGTCCATCCAATTAGCAGAATCATTAACATTTATGATAGGCAAGCCAGATACTATGGCTTCTCCGCCCAATCGCGTTTTATTTCCTTGACTCCAATTTGGAAGCGCTCCATAAGCGCAAACTAAATCTCCTGGAGATACACTGGCTAAAGATCCTCCGGTGCCATCATGCGTCCATCTCCATATAGTCCCTGCTGGTCTTAAGTAAGATGAAGAAACGTCTTCTATCTTTATCTGTGTCGTAGGATTAAAATTTATATTTTTGGCCTTATATAGGTACCTTGCATTAGAGGAAGAAACATTTACATCTAAACTATCTGTTTCTTTTAGTCTTGATTTTCTTTTTACGCCTTTATCATTGCTTAATGTTATTATGTCGCCGGCAGAAAAAGTATTTGGATATGCCGGTATCGCAACAGTAAGATAGTTTCCAGTTGTATCGCTCGATACACCAGATTCTCCTATTATATAAGATTCTGCCTTATTTGCTCTTCCTCCAACTACCTCAATTGCGCCATCAGAACCTAATTGTTTGGATTTGATCTGTACTCTTTTACCATCATTGGATATATCGACGTTTGTTACTATAGGTAATTGAGAAAGAGCTTTCTGGGTTAAATGATGCTGAACATTTCTAACAGTTGTTGGAACTAATTTCAATAGTTCGCCAGTAGAACCATCTTCATTGGGGCATGAATTCATTGCATATACGGATGGGGCAACACCGTTTAATGTAAAAGTTTCTTTTACTATAAAGTTAGGATTAGAATTAGAAAAACTTTTAATCCAATTAATACCGTCATACAGTCTTATGTAGCCTCTTGCATCTTCATCGCCGGGATTGTGCCCAAATCCCAAGGCCGTAGAGTCATTTACGTAACTATAGTCTTCTTCTTCTGTTGATTTGTCTATGGTTAATGTATTAGAACCAATCGCTGATATCTTTAGGATAGAACCCTCATTTACCTTTTCAGCTATGTCTTTTACAGAGTTTTTATTTATTGCAAATATTTGCACTTGACTTGGATTTGTTATTACCTCTGCGCCAGAAGAACTACCAGATACACTTGATACTGCAAAGCCAGATGTTCCAGCAGAAGCGTTTTGAGTATTAGCGTTAAAGGCAGTTGTTATGGTTAAAACGTCCCCTGAAGCTACTGCATTAAACTTAGAGTCCGCATTTATGGCTGCTGCTGTCGCTGCAGCGATTACAGTAGCGGTATCTCCATAGCTTACAGTTTCTACTCTTATAGATCTGTTTGCGCCGTGAAATGGCTCTAAAGTACCATCGTTACCTACGTCATACCATATCGCAACAGAGCCTTCATCGTCGTACAGCAAAAAATATTTTTTGTCTATCGATATGTCTGGCAAACCAGGGTAATTAGTTATTGAAAACAAAGGAGGAAATGTGCCGTGTGTTGGTGCTGGAGCCGGCCCATTTTGAGCTAGACTATATACAACACTTGGTCCAGCAGCATAAACTGTTTCAAACGCTGGATCATTTTTTAGATAATCAGCTATTTTTGCACAAGCCTGATCAATTGTGTCTGTGCTTAAAATAGTCGCTATTTTTATAGATCTAGTTGGCGGCGGCAAAAACAAAGGCTCAGTGATGTTGTTGTTATCTACATCGAACCACAGATTTACCATTCCCTTATTATCATATATTTGTATGCTCTTGCCATCTAACTGTGCAACAGAACTAGCAATAACGTCTATTGTGACAGCTGTTTTAGTTCCAACTATATCATTAATTGTAGTAATGGTTATAGTCTCTGGTGATCCAGCGGAAGTTGTTGAAGCACTTGAATTAAAAACCCTCACCGTGTTTCCGCTTATTGCTCCTATCCTAAATTGACCCCGATTAAATGTGGAAACACCAGAAGAATCTAACAAGCTTAATATATTGCCTACTTGAGCACCAACTAAACTTCCCGCAGAGAACGTATAGTCATAATAATTGCCGCTTGAAGTTGCACCATTTGGAAAATTTGTAGACACGTCTGGATAAGGACCAGACACAGATAAGGTATCATTTGTTGATAGGCCTGTAATAACATTTGGCCCAGATCCAAAATAGTAAGAGAGTGAACTCCAGGAAGGAGTATTCTTCAATGCCACAGAGCTGGCTTGATCAGCAAAACTAGGGTATTTTATATTGAATCTTAGTTTGTTTCCGTTTGAACCATAATCATTAGCCCTGATTACCATCTTTCCGCCAGCACCGCTTACTCCTCCGGTTGAATACCAGTTTCTTGCGCGCATTAATACTGCGTAATCACTAAAGTCGGTGTTGTTTAATGTTTGTCCCCAAACGTTCAAGTTTGAGAAGTCTATACCTGGCTCATTGTCGACATCGTTAGCCGAGAATTCTGTACTAGTTGGAATAAAAGAAGTTAAACCTGATCCAGAATTAACTTGCGCGGTTCTTGAAATCTTAATATCCACAGTTTTATTAGTCGCATCATTGTCTATTATATAAACTATGCTGTCGTCTGCTGCAAATTTCAAAGAATCTGTAAGCAATACTTCATCGCCCACTATGTGATCTAGCTCGGTTCTCATTACGCCTTGCTGAGTTCCTATGGAAGACGCGTTTATTTTGCTTTTTATCGATCTTGTTTGACCGTCGTTGTTTCCATTTATAAAGTTAATTACGTCAGCACTACTTATATTTGAATTAGAGAAAGAAGGAGAATTTAAAATTTCTGAATAGGTGGATGAATACGGCGGGGTTGAAGGCGACGAATTAAGAGAAATATTTGCCTTAATTTCGCTATAAGCGTGCCTACCTAACCATGTATCAACCGATGTATCTCTTTTAAATGGGCCTGTTAATTCTTTGTTAGACACCTTATTGGCTATATGAGAAGGATTTCCAGTTCTATTAGTGAGTGTCTCGGAGAACAAGTTCGCTGCGCTGCCAACACTTACAGGTATAGCTATACTGCCACCTTCTTCAGCTGAAGATGTTATTTTTATTGAATTAGATCTAAAGATTTTAGCTTTAACGCCCAATAGATTATTGTTGAGGGAATTAACTATTCCTAACAGCGGCTCTGCTGCAGGTGTAGTTACAAGAGCTCCTCTCCATATTTGAGGATATCCATCTGTTCTAAAGGCCTTAATGTCGTTAGAGTCTAATATCGTTACAGTATCGTTATCTAATATGCTAGAATTAAGAACCTCAACATATGAGTCTACTCCAGCGGCTGTATGATCGCCCTTAGAAACTATCTTATATAGACCGCAGTTATCTTCGTCTATCCAGTCAGTTCTTTTAACTATGTATAAAAAATCGCCTGGCAAAAGTTTAGCAAAGGAATTTAACGAAGATGATTTTACTCTCATTACGTTAGATCCCATGTCATTTATCGTGATCTCTGTGCCAACCGTGATGGGTAATGCCTTAACATCGCAATAA